CCTCGGTGAACTGCGCAAGAAATACGAGGACAAGGTCGGCAAACGCCCATTCATGGGCTGGGACGCCAAGACCTTGGCTGAGAAGATCTCGGAAGCCGAGGGCTGAGCGTGAAGCCCCGCTACCGCGTGCGCGCGGATGGAACGGACGTGCGCGAGATCGGTCCGCTAATCGAGGCCAAGGCTGCCTCGCCGGCCGATAATCGCGGCGGCTGGACCCCGATCATTCGGGAGAGCTACGGCGGCGCCTGGCAGCAGAACGTCGAGGTCACGCTGGGCTCTGTGCTCGCGCACTCGACTGTCTTTCGCTGCATCAGCTTGATCGCTTCCGACGTGGCCAAGATGCGCCTTCGTCTCGTCGCCCAAGATGGTGACGGGATATGGTCGGAGACCGATAGCCCTGCCTATTCGCCGGTCCTGCGCAAGCCGAACCGATATCAAAACCGCATCCAGTTCTTTGTCTCTTGGATGGAGTCCAAGCTGGTGCGCGGCAATACCTACGTCCTAAAGGAGCGCGACAATCGCGGCGTCGTGGTGCGCCTGTATGTGCTTGCGCCCGACCTCGTGCGGCCTCTTGTGGCCGATGACGGATCGGTCTTTTACGAACTGCGCCGCGACCCGCTATCAGGGATCGAGAGCGGGTCTGTGACGGTTCCGGCCAGCGAGATCATTCACGACCGTTGGAACACGCTGTTTCACCCTCTGGTCGGTCTCTCCCCCATCTTCGCGGCCGGCCTTGCGGCAACGGGCGGGCTCGCGATCCAGAACAACAGCGCCCGGTTCTTCAACAACGGGTCCAACCCCGGCGGCGTGCTAACGGCGCCCGGTGCGATCTCCAATGAGACCGCGCAGCGTTTGAAGGACCACTGGGACCAGAACTATTCGGGAGCAAACGTCGGCAAGGTGGCGGTGCTCGGGGATGGGCTGGCCTATCAGCCGATGGCCGTGAAGGCTACGGACGCACAACTGATCGAGCAGTTGAAGTGGTCATCTGAGACCGTGTGCAGCGTGTTCGGCGTCCCCGCCTATAAGGTCGGCGTCGGCACGGCACCGGCCTACAATAACGTCGAAGCCCTGAACCAGGCCTATTACACGGACTGCCTCCAGATACACATCGAGAGCGTCGAGCTTTGCCTCGATGAGGGATTGGGGATCGGAGTCGGTGTGAAGGTCGAGGGCCGCACCTACGGGACCGAGTTCGACCTAGACGATCTGCTGCGTATGGACACGGCCACGCAGATCGAGACTTTGACCAAGGCGACGCTTGGCGGCCTGATGAAGCCGGACGAGGGCCGTCGCAAGATCGGCCTCGGCAAGACCGAAGGTGGCGATGCGGTATACCTGCAAGAGCAGAACTACAGCTTGGCCGCGCTGGCCAAGCGCGACGCCAAAACGGATCCGTGGGGCGCCGAACCTTCTGCGCCGGCGGAACCTGATCCGCCGGCAAATGACGACGAAGCCCAGGTCCGCGCCACGGTGGCGCTCCTGGAGAAAGATTTCCGGGAGGCCTTGAATGCTTGACACCAAGGCCATCGCATTGGCGCTCGCGCCCATCGTGAAGCATCACGTCGAGACCGCGACCGCTCCCCTGCTTCAGCGCCTTGCTGAGTTGGAGGCCCGCGAGCCTGCATCGGGTAAGGACGGTGCCGATGGTCGCGACGGCGCAGACGGCAAAGACGCCGATCCTGTGTCAGATGATCAGATCGCAGTGGCGGTCGAGCGGTATCTGATCGCTAACCCGCCCGCCGCCGGCCAGGACGGTCGAGACGGCAAGGATGGTGAGAACGGCGAGCGCGGGGCTGACGGCGCGGATGGCCGCGATGGTGCAGACGGCGTCGGCCTGGCTGGGGCGATGATCGACCGCACTGGCGAGCTGAACGTGACCCTGACGAACGGCGAGGTCCGCAAGCTTGGACCAGTCGTCGCCCGGGACGGTGACAATGGCCGTGATGGCGCGGACGGCAAAGACGGTCAGTCCTGGGAGGAAATGGAGGTCCGCCGCACCGGCCCGCGAACGATCGAACTGAGCTTTGACCACGGCGAGCGGCGCAACACCTTTGAACTGGAGTTCCCGGTTCCGCTCTATCGCGGCGTGTTCAGCGAAGGTGAAGCCTACCAGAACGGCGACATGGTCACCTGGGCCGGTTCGCTGTGGCACTGCAACGACGCCACCTCGGACAAGCCCGGCGAGGGCGCCAAGGCGTGGACCCTAGCCGCCAAGCGCGGGCGCGACGGTAAGGACTTCGCAGGTCCGCAGGCCAAGCCCGGCACGGTGAAGATCTGATGGCCGCCCTCGCCACCATCAACGACGCGAAGCAGCGCCTCCGGGTCGATTTTGACGACGATAACGCCCTCATCACCGGCCTGCTGGAAGAGGCGACCGACATCGTCGTCGGCTACATCAAGAAACCCGATCACGAATGGACCGCCGCGACGGTGCCCTTCCGTATCAAGGCGGCGATCTTGCTGGTGACCGGCTCCCTTTACGAAAACCGCGACGGCGGCGAGGCCGTGCTGACAGAAAGCGTCCGCGCCCTTCTGCACCGCGACCGCGACCCTGCCCTAGCCTAGGAGATCGCCATGCGCGTTCGCTTCACCGAGCCCTTCGATTACGTCCCGACCGAGGACCCGCGCATCCTGGTCGCGTTCTCCCCGAAAGGCGGGGCTGATGGCGACGGCGCCTACACCGTTCGGCGCGAGGCTGGTGAGGCCGCTATCGCTGCCGGCAAGGCCGAGGATCTGACGTTCAACGGTGCCGATCCCGCCAAGTTCGACCACGACGGCGACAAGCGCCCCGGCGGCGCGAAGAAGAAGCCAGATGCCGAAGCCTAAGGGCGCCGGAGACCTGCGCCAGCGGGTCAAGTTCCAACGGCGCGGTGAGGGCGACGACGGCTACGGCAATCCGGTCACCGGCTGGGCCGATCTCGACATTGCACGCGCTTGCAGCCTGACGCCTACGCGGGGCGGCGAAGCCGTCCAGGCTGGCAGAGTGGCCGGCACCGCCTCTTGGGACTGCTGGGTCCGAAACGACAGCGGCACGCGCTCTCTGCGGACCGGCGACCGCGCCATCGACGCGCGTGACGCCACGCGAACCTTCAACATCACCTTCATCGGGGACATGGACGGCGACCGCGCTTGGCTCCTTCTTCAGCTGAAATCGGGCGTCGCAGATGGCTAGGGACGGCCTCGAAAACGTCGAGCGGCTGATGCGCAAGCTGAACCGCATGACGCCAGCCGTTCGCAAGGCGGCAGGACAAGAAGCCTTCATGCAGGCCGAGGACATGGCCGCGCAGATGCGAAGGATCGCCCCGGTCGATCCTGACCCAGGCTCAGGCCAGCACGTCCGCGACCACATCCATGTCGAAGAGGGCCGCCTCGGAGACGTCTCCTACGTCGTCATCAGCGACGCCAAAGACGCACAGGGCCGCCCGAAAGCGGCCCGGGTCGAGTTGGGCCACAAGGCCGCTGACGGAACCCACGTCGCCGCCTCACCCTCGTTCTATCCCGTCGTCCGCGCCAGTCAGAAGCGCGTGAAGCGCCGGATCACAGCCGCCATGCGCAAGGCCATCAAGAAGGAGGCAGGCTTGTGATCGACCTGTCCCTCCCCCTGCAAGCCGCCATCGTCAAAGCGCTGAAGGAAGACCCCGAACTGATCGGGCTGATCGCTGGCCGGGTCTATGACCGCGTCCCGCCCTCCCCGGTCGCCCCCTACATCACGGTCGGCGACGCGCAGATCGTGGACGACAGCAACACCTGCCACTCCCTGGCGGAATACTCGGTGCAGATCGACTGCTGGTCCGAAGCGGTCGGGTATCCCGAGGTAAAGCGCATCGGCGCGGCCGCAGTGCGGGTGCTGAACGCCAAGTTGCCGCTGACCGGCGGCGCCATCGTCATCCATCGCATCGCCCGTCTGAGCTATGGCCGCGAGCGGGACAACCTCACAAGCCGGGCGATCATCGGCCCGCGCTACGACATTCAGGCCGAGGCCTGATCCCTCGCCCCGGTCGGGGCTTCCTCTGAAAGAAAGGCCTCCGCTATGCCGGATACCTATGTCTCGACCGTCTCTGGCGAGTCGATCCTTGTTCAAATCGGCGATGGCGCTGATCCTGAAGTCTTCGCCCACGACTGCCTGATCAACGGTTCGCGCTCGCTGAACATGACCGCGAACGTGACCGAGCAGACCATCCCGAACTGCACCGACCCGTCGCAGCCCGACAAGACCGTTCGCCGCGTCGACAGCACCGACAGCACCATCTCCGGCGACGGCAAGCTGCACTCGTCCTCGACCCTCGCCTGGCTGAACCGTGTGGGCCAGACGGTGAACGTCCGGGCTCGCCAGGCGGGTGTTTGGCAGGTGGCCGGCGCCTACATTCTGAGCGAGTTCTCGATCACCGGGAACGCGCGTGAGTACGCGACTGCATCGGTTACCCTCGTCCAGGCCGACGCGCCGACAATCTCGGCCGGCGTCTGATGAGCCGATCCGCCCGCTATACCGGTCCCTTCGGGGACGGCCCGCACGACTTCCAGCTTCGCATTGCGGAACTGGAGGAACTGCAGGAGCTGACCGACGCTGGTCCAGAAGAGGTCTTTCACAGGATCAGCGAAGGCCGTTGGCGGGTGGCGGACATCCGCGAGACGATCCGCCTCGGCCTCAAGGGAGCCGGTATGGTCGCCCTGACGGCGCGGGCGATGGTCGATCGCTACGCTGGCCCCGGCCAGCTTGCGGACAACAAAGAACTGGCGACCTGCATTCTTGCCGCCGCCCTGGTCGGTGCTCCTGATGAGGACGTACCCTCGGGGGAGATGCAGGGGGAGAGCGACCCCTCCCCCGACGAAAGCTCCGGTTCGCGAACTTCTACGAAATCGGCGGCGCCCTCGGCTACTCGCCGAAGGAAGTCGGCGAAAGCAGCATCTGGCAGCTGATGCAGGCTCACCGCGGCTGGAGGAAGTCGCAGGGGGTAGATGACAAGGCCGGTGCTCCGTCAGACGCTGAGTTCGAGGCAGCGATTGCAGCCGGCGTGTAATCGCCGGTAGCGTCTCTCTCGTTCAAGGGAGGGAATTGTGACCGAAGCAACCGAAGAGACTGTGAACGAGGGGCCATCGGTGCCAATCGCCATGGGGTGGGTGATGGTCTTGGGTGGGGCCGTGCTGACTGCTCTAGCCTTCTTCTACAACGTTGGGGTGAGTACCGGCTCCGGCGGCATGTATGGCCTGCCAGAGCAGGTCGCCAACAGCGACAAAATGGCGATGCGCAGCATGATTTTGGCATGCGGATTAGCCTCATTCGTATCAGGCTGGGTGTCTCTCCTGGGGGGGATGATCCTGGAGCAGATCAAGCGCCGTTAGGGCGCTCAACCAAGTCGAAATTGTCAGGGCGGTCCTTCGGGATCGCCCTTTTTCATGGGCGGTGACTGATGGCCGAAGAGATCGAGCGGCTTCTCGTCAGGGTCGAGGCCAACGCGGCGCAATTCAAAGCGCAGATGAAGAAGGTCAACAAGTCCCTCTACGGGTCGCAGTACGCCACCCAGCAGGCTCTTCGGAAGATCAAGAGCGACACGGCCGCCGCCGCGCCTACCCTTTTCCGGCCTATCGGCGCCGCTTTCACGCGAGAAATGGCGGGACTCAGCGGCGCGTTGGCTGGCGTATTCACGACAGCCCAGGCCATCAAGTTCGCCGATACCTGGAAGCAAGGCAGCAATGCCCTGGCGGCGGCGGGCGTGGCTTCTGAGGACCTCGCCGCCCGCCAGCAGGAACTGCTGCAGGTCGCGAACGAAAGCCGGTCCAGCATGAGCGACACCGTCTCGCTCTACACCCGACTGACGATCGCCACGCAGGAGCTTGGCCTCTCAACGGAATCCACGCTCCGGCTGACCGAACTGCTGAACAAGAGCTTCCAGT